TGGGTAGTAATGTCTAAACCAACACATCGAAGCGAACATTCTAAAGCATACCCTGCAGCAAGCTGCAAGGCCATGTTTCCGGAAGGTTCGATAGCGATGGTACGAGCAATCTTGTCATTTTTAGGAACAGTTGTGATGCGGTTACCTTTGACGAGGGTCAAACCAGAACCATTCACGCTATCGAAAGCGTGTAGGTGAGGGTTGAGCCTACGCAGTAAGCGTACAAAGGGAGCTGCCTCAGGTGTGCAAGACATAGGTTGTACGATCTTCTCAACGAAGTGGGTACCAAGAACGCCGTTAGACGCTCCAGGGCCAAATCGCCAAGAAGTAAGTATCGTACCTAAGTCAAACTCACATTGAGGGGAGTCAACTAGAGGGGAGAAGTAGCGTTCAAGCGCGACACGAATAAACAGTCGCGCGTTGTCAACTACATCGCGGTCTAGCTTAGCAACATACCCTTTCATCGACCGATTAACGGCGAGGAAGTTGGATATGGCTAACTCATCCAAAGCTTTGTCAGAAGTTACCAATTTCTTGGTAAACCTCTGGTGAAGCCTTTCCTTAGCGAAGCGAGTAGCTTCAGAAGTGAAAGAGGAAGAGTCGATTCCGGACAGTTCAGCATCAAGGGTATCTCTGAAAGAGCGTACTAGCAAATTTCTACCCATAAACAAGCACCTCTCATTTGGTAAATTTAATTATATAACCAAGTGAACAAACGTGAAGATTTACATAATGCCATTAACAAGCATATCGTAAATCGGCTGGGCATTACTCCAGTTGAAGCCGGCTTTGAAGGATATAAAGGCGGCAACTTCAGGTTTGTCAACAGCGTCCATATTAGCAGGAATCGAGATGGTCTCAATCGAAATCATCGTCGCTAACTGCGTAACGGCCGTGTTGAAGAACCCGCCCTTACGAACTACAATCTTATACTGGTTAACAGGATTGTTAACTATAATACCTGTAGATTTGTTAGGAGCGGGCGCTTGCTTCGGCACCAACGGGCGAAACACAGTCGCAGTGAACGGATAGCTCACGGAATGTGTATTAACGCCAGTTTGCGTGCCGCCTAACGCGCTGACTAGCCATTGTTTCGCATTTAATGCGGGAGCAATATCGGCGGCCAGCGTGTAGGTGGGACTGGTCAGACCTGTAACAGTTTGACCATTAATCGAGCCAGATGTAAAAGACATTGAAAGTCTCCAATTTCATGGTAGATAGAAAAGCTAACGATAGTAAGGAGAAATAAGACAAAGAGAAAAAGATGAGTAAGAAAATTCATCTGATCCTCTGCCCTAGAACTGATACCAGGTTAGCAAGTTTATTGAAAGCATGAGCCCCTACGCCTTTCTCATCGAAAGAGCGAAAGGACAAATGCCGACACGGCAAGCCCGAGTACATATTCCGCGCAAAATCGACGCGGACAAGACCACCCCCTTGGACAGAACCGCCAGCAGTGAGTACGCCTGGTGCAGTAGGAACTACTGAACCAGATACGCGCTGTGTAGCGGTATGTTTGAAGGTGAGACAAGTGTACAAGGTATTAGTGCCCGCTGACGAGAATTCGTCAGAGAGCACATCGCCTACAGGTAGAAAATAATCGACCATCCAGCTATAGGGAACAAGTTCCCAAGCGGCGGGGATTAAATTCTGGGGCGGGAAGCCAAATTGGCTAACCGCGCTGTAGTCATTGCCTGCGCTGACTGGTACAGAACGAACTGCAACACCGCGACAAGAAATAACATTATCAACGTAAGTAGTCCAAACAGGATTTGCACCGGGGGTACCGCCGCCAGAATCTGGGGGAGGCACATCCGAAGCAAAAGACCGAGATGAAGTAGCTACGAAGGAATGGCGACGAGGCCTGTCAGAAGACAGTCTCTTATCTATAGAGCTAGCTAAATTCTGGATGTCAGAAATCAAAGGTTTAACACCGAATGAGTAAGTCAACCAGATGTAACTAGCACGCTTGTAAGCGTCTTTATA